GTTTTTGCATTAACTCGTTATATTCCTCCGCTGACTCTATAGATGGAATCGTTAAATCCACCTCGGGGAATAGCCCATCCTTTGCAGCCCGTAGTAGACCATTGCCGCTTGCAATATCTGATAATGTCTGATTATGTAATGCCTCCTGCGCCTTTAAGAGTTTCACCTGGCCGGCGGTCATCTCGGGATTATTCTGCTGTTCTAATATATATTGCGCCCGCTTAGTTAATGGCAACTGCCGAAATTCAGTAATGCCTATATTAAGGATTACCGCTTCCTCCAATTCTTCAGCCAGCTCGGTGCCCTTTACTAAGGCGCGCAACTCTGTTAAACCGGGTGGTATTTCGCCCGCCAGCAGCACTGTCACATCATCTTTAACCCTCGCCTTTAAGCGTTTAAAAAGTGCGCCCGCCCTCGCCTTTTCCTGGGCACGAATACCTGCCTCGGTGTTGCGTTGTTTGGCCCGCATACTCCACATTTCATTTGCGATGTCCTCATGCAACTCTGGCGACATTCGGTGATCGAAATCATCCGGGTGCTCCACTTGCCCAGCAACTGTGTCCCACCCACCATCCTTGATTTTGTGGAAGCTCCCCGTGTCATATTCGGGTAAGTTTTTGACAAAATGGTCATAATACAAATCCGCAGTCGTTTGGCCGGTAGGGTTACCATCATCGTCAAATATCGGCCTATCGGTGGCTAGTTCGGCTTCAAATTGCTCGAGTTCTACCCTCATCCTCACCCAGTCGCGCAACTCCTGGCGCATTGTCGTCGCGTCATTCTCATCAAAGTATTGCGCTGTTTTTCCATCGCCGATTAACCTCTCGGCGTCCACAAGATGGTTAAACGCCTGCCCCCAGTTCTTTTTGTCTATTGCATTTTGAATATCAGCACGTTTCCCATCCAAGGCTACGTTAAAGGTTAAAACCTGTTTTTCACGGTTTTCAGCGAAATCCGTTTTCAGCAATCTAGTGCGTGCGTCGGTTGCGTATTGGCTTATCTTTAGTGCTGCGTGGGCTCGACTTTCCGGGTCGGCTATAGCTTTTAATGTTGCCTCTCGATATGCGTTAGCCGAACGGTCAAACGCGGCAACCGAATTTGGGCCAAGTGGTGCCCTTATTTCTAACTCTGCAATTTTTGCCCGAGCATCGAGCGTTATTTGCGATTGATAAGTAAGCCGGGCGCCTTTGTTAAAAGCCTCATCGTAGATCGTGGTGCCCCCACGCAACTCCAGGCGGCCAGTCTGCAGTCCATACTCCAGGCCAGTTTCATAACCAGTTTTCTTGGCCTCTTTTGCAGCGTGCTCGTAGGCCACATCTCCCCATTTACCCAGCACCTTGGAAAGATCGCTGGCGATCTGTGCTTGAGCTTTTGCCTCTGCCTGGGCCGGTGTCGTTTTCGGCCGGTAAATGTGAGGCGGCGCTGGCGGCGCTGCGCTCGGTCGTGGCGGCATCGGTATATTTGGCGGCGGTGGGGTACTGATGCCTTGCCCATAGCTGAACGGATTACGGGCCTGCGGTGTGCGCGGCTGGAGGTCCGACCGGTATCGTTTCGTGGTTGCCATCTATCCCCCCAAACTACCGTAGCGATACCCAAAGTTCGCAAGACTACCTATCGCGTTGATATAGCCGCTGGTCTTTGCCTGCTTACCCCCGATACGGATCGACTCGGCTTCCAGTTGTGACGATGACAGCAGGGATGACGCACTCAAGAGAGTGCCTTCGGCGGCAAGTCGGATAGACTCCGCTTGCAGATGCGCCTCTGTGCCTACCAGTTCCGCCTGTTCCAGGCCGGTTTCAAGTCCGATGCCCGCGCCATAGCGGAGTAGTGATACCCGGTCAGCCATCAGCTTGGCACGTTCACTGCCAAAGAATTTTTTGTCAATAATGCGCCGGGCTGTATTGCCGGCATCTATCGCCTGGTCACGCTCGAACATTGTAATGTCCGCCCCCATCATCGCCAGCGGACTGCCGTCGTATGCTTGAACCCCCTGCGCAGTGCGCAGTGCAACCTGGCTCGCCAGCGCCCCGTTTAACTCTCGGCGCCGGGCAATCTCCCGATTGTCAGCCTCTTGCTCTTCCTCAGCTACCTCTCGCTCGATGGACAGCAACAGCAGCGGTATCTCTTTTTCCTCAAGACCGGCCTGGAGCGTCGCATACTCATAATTAAGCAGCGCCTGGCGCTTAACTGCCGCCTCAGCTTTTTCTGCGTAGGCATCATGCAGGCCGGCATACGCACTCTGCTGCCCGGCATAAGCTGCGAGTGCTGCCGCATCCTCTACCCCGGCTGCGGCTACCGCGTCTGCATATATTTGGGCTGCCTTTGATGATTTACTGCCCGATATAATAGAACCAGCAGCACCTACAAAGGCAAAAATAGCAGGCCACGCTACCATCGTTTACGCCTCCAACTCGACAACCAGGCCGAGCAAAGTAAAAGGCTGCGGGTCTGTCTGGGTGATGGTGACCTGGGCCAGCCGGTCCCAGCCGTTAAGGTACACTTCTTTTATGCCGGTAAAGGGGTCGGGTACTGTGTCCAGCACATCCTCGCCTAGACTCCGGTCAGGTAGCAGCACAGTCGAGCTGGTGCCCGAGGTTGTGACATAGACGCCGGATGATTCGTAAAGGTCCGCGACGATGCGGATCAAACGCTTTTTTTCGGCCAGGATAGAGCCGTTTTCAAAGTTCGAGGTGATCGGCATAGTCTTCACGGTGATGTCAAAATCCAGACCTACCTCGACCTCCGTCGCTGTTCGCGCCAGCGTGATAGAGCCGCCCGATGGGGTCGCGTCATCCATGATGGCGCCATTGGCCCGCACCCGGCACGACTCACCATTGAGATGTGCAAGGCCGGTGACTGACACGCTCGCACTCTGCGTCTGGCTCTTGTTGGCGTCGGTGTAGGTATCGGAGTCCGCCTGCTCGAGGTGGTAGACATCGGATGCGTTGATGGAGCGTTTGACCGCAAACCAGACCTCGGTGCCCTCTACGGTGACTGCCTGGATATCCCCGGTGGTTTCCCATTTGGTCCATCCCGCGACACCCTGGTTACGCAGTGTGTTGAACACTGCCATTGTTCCATCGGAGTTGACGACATACACATAGTTTGCGTCCTCGTTTGCCGTGCCTCGGCGTGAGTCCATATCGACCGGGGTGGTGAACAGGTGGGACGCCAGCAGTGTGGCAGAGTTCGATGTATACGCATCCTCCTCCCAGTTGAATAGAAATTCTCTGATCGAGCTTAATCCGTAGTCAAGGAACAGCGTTGCGCCATCAATGTTGACCGGCGGCACGGTGCTCGAGCCGAACCGGGTCTGGTTCTTGATGGCGATATTGCCCGGGGTAATCGGACTCGATGAGATATAGAACTCGCCGCCGGTCGTGAACAACTGCAGGTGCCGTGATGGCATCAGCGCGACGAAACCGTTGATCTGGTTGGTGTCGAGAGTTACGTCGATTGCGTCGTCGTCGTCCCCGGTATCGACATCGAAATTAAAATAGTCGGCAATCTGCGACCCCCACAGGGTCTGCGGTCGCGACTTGGCACCACCGAACCACAGCCGCTGTTGGAAAAACGCCGCCGTCTTGGGCCAGCCCCGTGTTGCGCTCCAGACATCCTCATCGCCCGAGCCATAGTCAAACTGCGGAATATTAGTCAGTGTGATGTTTGAAAGAGTCCAGCTCGTGTGCGCCGCTCCGCGCACCAGTTTGGCCGGTTGATGATCCTCATGCACGATAATCATTGTGTCGGCCGACTGCGTGACATAGAGCTCCTTACACTGCGCCAGGGTGTAGGTCGTGGTCACCGTCGCCTGCAGGGTGCCATCCATATACACCTTGATCGCGTTGTTCTGAAACGCCATCACATAGGTCTGCTCGACGTTAAATGAGAACGTAAACAGGCGCGATTCAGCGCCCAGCGTTGCCTTGTATGCCATACCTGGGCGACGCTTGAACCCACCCTGCGGCAGCGCCAGGACATTGGTGCCGGTATCGGCACCCTGGAAGTACTGCTTTACGTCAGTCCGTGCTGCCAGGCGCGGATCGAGCACACCGGCATTAAATGCTGTCTGCAGCGTCCGCAGTCTTGGCACTAGGCTCGCGCCTCGATAAACGGTGAATCAATGATTCCCTCGCTCGGTCGTGATTGAGAGTCTGCGAACTTCGCCCGGCGTAACTGGTTCTCAAACTTGAGCGTGTAAATCTCAGCCAGTGATCGGTTGCCGGTCACCGGAATAGCAAACTGTGACGCCAGGTCATACTCGAGTGTCTTGGCAAAATATGGTGGCAGCCGTGACTCGTCGGGTTTAAAGATGTAATCCAGGGCCACCGTATTTGAGTCCGAATACAGTTTGTTCTCGTAAATCTCAAAATCAACATCAGGGTAGACCAGGATGCCCATCAAATACGCGGCCGGCAGAGCGTAGGCATAAGTCCACTGATTGAGCGGCGTATCGGTGAACTGGCTGAGCTGGCTTTTAGCTGATGCGAAACGCCAGCGATGCGCACACAGCAGTGCTTCAAAGGTGGACCCGTAGAGATTGGAGGCAGCTTCCGCTCCCGAGCCGCCTTCGGTAAAGCTCGATATCGTGCCGTGCCCGATCATCAGCAGGGCGTTGGAACTCATCGAAATGCTGGTCGCCATACTTAGTTCCTAAAAAGAAAAAGAAAAGGCAAGGGCCGTATTCCAGACCCCTGCCCCTTCCAGGTTGTGTCCCCCACAACGAGGAACCCGTTGCCCGATCCGATTAGTCGGTGTCGGTTTCAGAGATTGCGGTGCCGTCGGATATGTCAACTACACTCGATGCGTTTGA